CACCCAATGAAGGAGCAGTGCCGCTTGCGTTTATCCCTGCACCATCTGTACTACCAGACAAGATAATCTTACTGTATGTTCCCATTAGTCAAACATCCTTGTTGCTACAATTAAGCCGGGGCCGTTCAGTGAGAAGGGTGGGTCGATGTACCACTGGGCTTGTCCCCCCAACTGCTTAATCAAAAACCTTATCCGTTCTAGTTCCTCCGCCAGTGTGGTCGCTAGGCTCTCGGCACTATTTGGGTAGGGATCGGCTGTGCTTTGCATAGTGGCGTTGTCAGGCGAGTAGTCGTCCATTTTCTCGGGGTCGTGGTTGTTGATATGGTTTTGGTGGTCTGCGTTGTATATGGCGGCTGTGAGTGTAAGCCCCGTCGCCCTAGTTGTATGACTATAATTACCTGCCATGTTATGTCCTATGCGTCGGGGTTGCGTTCATCACCAACCAGGAAGTGGAGGTAGGCAGCAGCAACACTGAAGGTCTCCCCAGCGGCGCTGTTGCGTGCCGCAAAAGAGAGTCGTCTACCACTACCCCTAATACGTTTTTTCTTGTTGACAAGGTTTGACCCCGCTAGTGCGTGTGTTCCCAGAACAAATGCCCCCAGTACGGCACCCGTTGAACCCTGGTTAAACGTGATTGTCTCTGATAGCTCATCGTCCCAGTATATGTCCACATTTAGGTCAAAGTCTCCAACGGGTTCCATAATTAGTTCTAGGAACATTCCGTTCTTCCGAACAGCCCCTAGTCTAGGCTCCATGAATGAAAAGTCAAGGTGCGGAGTTTGAAATAGCCCCTCATACCCCACCCCCGCATCTGACCTTGTTTCCTCATCCATTGTATACACAAAACCGTCATCCCCACCACATACTGGTCGAGGTATACTATTTGTGTCTTTACGCAGCCACAATGCTTCACAGGTATCCCTAGTTCCCAAGGCAAACCTGGGTAGTTGTGGATTGTTGAAGTCCACAATCAAGCGCCTATTGTTAACCGTGTTTCCTGTACCTGCAACGGCAAAGTGTGCTTGCCTCTTAGCAGGATAAAAGATCCCCCTTGTGTGAGAGAGGTCAGACAAGTTGAACTCAACTCTAGCTAGTTCATCCATCTGAGCTATATCTGATAACGAACGAGTACCCAGGTTGCCAAAGGCAGTGGTGGCACTTAGTATCTGTAGCTCACCGTGGGCGTCCATGTATATAACGTCATCGTCCACAGCCACGGCACCCAGGGGGGATATACCCCCTATGGACTGGGATATACGAGAGATTTTCCAGTTACCCACAGAGGGGTCTGTTGTATTTACAACATACACACCCCTGGGGTATTTCCATACTATAACTAGTCCTTTGAAGGACATAGCTTGGACGATCTTTTCTCCCTCGCCACTATATATAGGCAAGGAGCCAGACCCGCTCCCTGTCATGTCTTCGTGGTCTGTTGTTATGCTATAGTACAAACGATGGGGGTCGTTGGCGTTCCCACCACCCCACAGGCGGTCCTCATGGATAAACCCAAATGTCGGCTGGTTGGTTGTGGCCCAATCAGTGGGCGGTGTGCTTATGTCGCTGGTTGTGGTTCCATCGGCGGCCAGTACCTGGACGGCATTCTTCCCCGTGAAGCAAAACAGCTTACGGTCCTGTGCGGCTAGTTCTTTGCCGCCCTCGACAAACACAGGGACTTCCCCCGTCACAGTAAGGCCGCTCTTCAACGTAGTGCTAAATGAACCGTCCCCTGTGTCGCGGTACATATTGCCGTCGCTGGCAACTATGATCATGCGCTGGGTTGTGCCAGAGGGTATCCAGTCCCAACCTGCAAGGATAGAGGGCGCACCGGATATAACACTGCTGTTATACTTAGACCGACCTCCCTCCTTTTGCAGTGTACCTGCCTCGTATGTAATGTTGTTTGCTCGTATGAGTTGATCTGGCCGGATAAGTGCAAGGTTCTTACTGCCGGTTAGACCGGCAGCACCAAGCGGCAACGGCGCTATTTGTCCTGCGAAGGCCATCGGCTACTTTAACCTATCCGGCATGTGTCACCCTATAATCAATCCGCTCTCTGTCCGCAGTGGACCCTTGAACCGCTGTAGTTGTCCTTGCCTGGGATAGATTCTACCAAAGTTCCCAGACATATCAGATAACCTCTTACGATTCTCAAGTTTCATGGCTTGTAGACCGCGTTGGGCCAGTACAGCAGCACTACCTGCCCTGTTATCCCCCTTCTCTTCAAGCAACAGGGACAGCGCCCAATTCGACAAGATGCGCCTATACACGCGAGGAACTATCGGCTCATTTGAGTCGTCTGCTAGATCAGTGGGCTCGGCTGTGTATTCATAGTCCACTTTAATTAAGTCAGTGCTGCTCGTCCCACCATAGTGGGAGAATCGTACCTTCTGGTCTCCAATCATGGAGAAGTTCTTCGGCACCCCGGAGGAGAGGCTTTCCTTGGGCCACTTTACATCCATCTCAGCGAGAGTTATGCCAGGGATATCTTGTCGGCCATCTTGGTAGGCTGTCATACGCTGTGTGAGCACAATAAGGCTGCTATCTAGGTCATAGTCAAGCTGCATAACACGGAATGAAGCAGTAGCGTCTGTGCTGCCCGTGTACACACTCTCCAGGGTTGCCCCAGTCTGGCCCGCTGTATGGGATGAGATAATGAAAATATCAGCGTGGTCGTCAACCTTGAAGTGCCGACCGGCGACACTAGGCGTTGGACCGGAAGAGAACGTCACAGAGGTACTATTGTTTGTTACGCTAATTGTACCACTGTCGATAACCGGGTTAAGGATTAAAACCCCTTGATCGTCCTTACGCAACCACCACCAATTTTCATGTATAGTGGGGTCTAGCTCAGACCCCCCACCCAGGATACCTTGATAGGCACTGTTAAGGTGTCGAATAGCAGCGGCATTGAAGTCACTGGTGCCGTCCGTTAGCTCCCCAGCCCGGTCCAGTATATCATCTAGGAGGTCTGCTGACGTTGTGAAGTTTGCCACTTAGGTTCTCCAAAATGTCCTCGCCGCCATCTCGTTGAGGCCGTTGCCCCCTATAGTGCCATCGTTGTCAATTCCTAGGGCAACAGGCAAGTTACCGAATAGGTTTGTTGCTGTTACCTTTTTACTGGTCCCTGCGGCACTTTGGGTTGTGTCACTTATGTCCACTAGAGTAAACAAGTCTCCAGCGGCCAGGGCTGTTCCTATGGCGCTTTGATCTACAATCTTTCCCATTAGCCTTGCTCCGTTATCCTAGCACCAGTTTGATCCAAGAGGATACCTCCATCTTGCTCTAGTATGGCAGTACCCACTCCAATACCGGCGGTCCTACGTCTGAATAGCCGCCGCTTTCTACCACCCTTGAACCATCTCCTAAGGCGGGTCATCTACTTATGATCACAACCTTGCAAGCGCCCGTTACGCTGGACACCTGGGAGCGAATGTAGCGGGGGTTCTCCCGAATGACCCTCAAGGAGCCACTGTTGAGCGCACCGGCCAAGGTTAACTCTCCATCAGTGGGAGTTGTGAGAGTGGACCATTCAGAAGCCCCCGCGCCTGTTGCAGGGACGGATGAGACATTTGAGCCCTGTATGATAACAGATGTATCACCGCCTGTGGGGCCATGCACCTGTACTGTTTTCTCGGGCAAATGAGGAGCGTTCATTGGGTTACTCCCGCCCGTTGCGGTAGAGGTCCAGTTCCACTCCGTCTTGTATACACCCTTGGACAGGGCGACTGTGCTTCCTACGACAGCGGCGGTTGCCATGCTGTGTTACTCCTCTTTTCGCCTAAACCCTGGGATTGCATCTTCCACAGTTTGCCGACTATGGTACTTACTCATACGCTCTTTTATTGCGTTTAAATCTGGGAGGCCTGTCTTTGTCCAGTGAGAAGGTTCATTGTGGTTTAGCCCCATGATAACGTCTGCCAAGGTTGGCGGCGTCACTCTTATAATGTCCTCTTTACTGGTCTCCGCTTCTACATTCTTGGAGGGCTTACTCTCCGGCACCGGGATATTCTTGAGCTTGACTTTCTCGATACCCTCTGGGGACAGTTTACCTACTTCTTTCCAAACCCAGTCGGGGACCTCAACGTGTAGGATACGATTGCCCCCGTCTGTGTAGAACACCCCACCTTGTACAATAACGGGGCTCTCACCTTCACGTATGAATCTAATATAAGGGTTTGTCCCTACAAGGATCATCCTGTTTGTTTCCTGGTCCCGCTGATGGACATGCACCTTGTCTAGCTGTAGGGGCATCACTTCTTCCTTTTCTTCAAAGTGGCTTTCTGTCCTCGCACTCGGGCGTTCTCTTTTTCCTCTTCCTCGGCCATTTTCTCTATCCTGTGATAACCGTAGTAGGGCATCCGTCCAATGTGCCCATGGGGTCCTGCCTTGACCTTGTTTGCATACAACATAGTGCTGTCTCCGGGGATACGATGGATCAATTCAAAGTGCCTCATCATACCCATGAGGTAAGCTACTGCTTGTCCCCCGAACTCTGCGGTGTTTCCGTCAGGATAGACAAAATCCGCTCCGTAGACTGTTGTTTCTTTAACCCGTATGTGTATGGCATATGCAAGCATGTATGAGACGGTATTGACCGTGAAAACATCGTCTGTAATAGTTTCAAGTACTTCCTGTAAAGGATAAGCCACAGACATTGGGTAGTCAGGATAGACGGTGGATGTAATAATTGGTCTGTCATGCTTCTTTAGGTAATTAGAATAACCATCATTCTTCTTCTCCAACCACTTGAGGTCATCCATACAAAACAACAGATCATGCTGGAAACCTCGTATGCCCCTGTTGAGGGTCCATACTTGGTCAAAGGGGTTATCCATAGTTGGGTTTGATAAACTCTCCCTTACAAACGTTCTACACGATGGACCCAGCGCCACCAGGGCAATTCTCGAAGGCCTAGAAAGAAGAGGGTCAACGAATAGACCCTCCTTATTTACCTCTGTGTTCTTCTTCATCTTATTCACCATTCTTAGGGGTTGCGTATACTACCAGCCAACAGCCTCCACATACATAACTGCACTACCGGCAGATGAGTGAGCCGAGGGTTTCCAAGTTGTAGGAAGCTCCCCCTGCATCACTGGAGATGCATCAGAGGTGCTAGTTGCACCTGTTTCCCAGTATCCATGGATACTATGTTCACTGACGACATAGTGCCAACTAATCGTACCAGCAGCACCAGTTGCCCCAGTGGGCGGGAATAGAGGTTGTATGATATTCACATAGTCAATATTCCTGACCATGCCCATTGTGGTAGGAAGCGGCCAACCACCAGATGAGGGGTAAAACGCGCCCCCATTGTTGACGGTTAACTTAACGCGGTTGCGTTTGTGCTTCCCCTGGATAACACGGCTTTCGACTGCTTCTGTCCAGGCCGTTGCGGTAAGAGCTACCATAGTGTTTCTCCTTTACCCCTCTGTGAGTCCTCCCCCTTTCGGGATTCAAGGGACTACTGTTTTTGTAAACAGCCAGAGGGGTCGGTTGAGTATTTAGTCAGACGGCTTACCAGTGGTAAGGTTCATACCCCGTGTCACGTTGGCGGGAGTCTCCCACCGGGGTTCCACATAGAGCATGATCTTTGCCTCGACCCCATAAGTAGGAGCAGCCGTCACATTTGCGCGAATACCCTCACCGGGGAGGATTTCCGGGCTACCGCTGGGAATGTAGTAAACACACTGCCCAACTGACGTGACAGTTGTCGGGTAGACGACATTGGCGAGGTTTGTAGCAGTCCCGGTA